CTCTGTTGTTGCGTTTTGTATTGCGTTTTTGTTCATTGATAATACTATACCATCAAAATAATTTGTAAACTCAGAAAGATCACATTTTATTTTTTCTACAAATATTAATATAGAATGAAAAGGCAATCTATTTATACCATTTTCATATTTTTGTATTTGCTGGAAAGTTACTCCTAACCAATTAGCAACTTTTTGTTGTGTATAGTATTTTCCAATAACATCAGATCCTCTATGTACTTCTTTTCTTAATCTAATTTTTTTCATAGTTAGACCAAGAACATCATAAAATATACTAATGTTTTCTTCTTGATTAAGTCCTAATTGACCTAATCTTTGTTGTATTACTTCTTCACACCTTTCAGGTGTCTTTATCTTTGTTGGTATAGTTACAATCATAACTTTTCTCCTGTTTGTTGTTAATTAAGAACTGAATGTCCACGATTAGAAAGACATTTTCTAACTAATGCTTCATACTTCGTATCCATATTTTTACTAAATGACCAATAAGTTAAATTACTAATAAAATTGGTATTGTCTTTTCCAATCTTATCACAATGCTGTAAGTCATTAGTCAGTTCTTCTGCTTTTGTGTTATCAAAAGTTCCACTTCTTCCACTCGTATCAACTAAGGGCTTGTAAGCACAGTTAGTTAGAAATAGGAGTGTAATTATTAAGTATATCTTTTTCATATTTGCGTCTCTCTTGTTTGTACTCTTTTGAGTTGGTTGCTTTTGAGTGTGGCATTATAGAATAAACATCCTCAAAAAATGGATTGTTGTCTCCAAATGTCCACCCTCTCTTATTAGAAAGTTTCGTCATAGCTTTTATTCTTCGCTCTTGAAACTTTTCTATTTTCTTCTTTTTAATTTCAAATGTCTTACCTTTGTTTTCACTTATAACATCTGAAACTCCCCATCTTGTTTGATCTACCATAATAAACCTCCTATAATAAATCCTACTACAAAACATATCCATTCTCGTCTATAATGTAGTTCAAGAACTTTCCAATCTGATTTAGTTTTTCCAAAAATTATCATTAATACTCCTCAGCTTTCATTATTGTCATTACTCGTCTAGTTACATTTGCATCTGACTTATCAGGAGAATGACCACTATGTTTTAAATCATAATAATCTATCTTCCAAAAATAATCAGTTCCATCAACAACAACCTTACCAAAATCATGTTCTTTGTATGGGTCATTGTCTTCATTAAAATTATTAAAATTTCTTACTTCATTAATAATTTCATTATACTTACCTGAACTAAATACACCTGAAGTACAAATAACTTGTCCTCCTTTAGCTTCGGTTCTTAATTGATCGTTTAGATTTACGATCCTTTCAAGTTTCATTACTTCTTGTGTTTGGTCTAGTACTTTTCCTAAGTCCATATCTTCTCCTTAATGTAGTGTTGCGTTGGTTGGTTTTTTTTTCTTAGTTGGTTTAGATAGAGTTAGTTTAGATTTACTCATAGCATCTTTCATAAGTTCCATAGCTTCTTTCTTACTTGGTGCTACATCAAACAAACATCTAAAACATTCAAAAAATATTAAATACAAAAGGTTATGGATTCCAATATGTTTTCCATGAGTATCTAATAAACATTCTAAATGAGACTCTATATCTCTATGAGCTTTATCCATTTTTTTAACTGACATTGTTAACCACCAATGTTAAGTTTTTTTCTTTTATAAACTTATCAACATGACTACCCATTGAAACTTTAGGAGTAGTTTGTCTAACAGTTTTTATTTTAGGTGTTAATTTTAATTCTCCAAAACCCATAAATCCAAACATTGATCTGTTATAAGTTTTAGAAAATATTTTATAGATATTTATATCTTTAGCTTTAGTCATTTTTTATCTCCCCAACTTGTTTTCATTTTTTAATATATTTTTAAACTCTTTAACAGAATAATGACTTTCAGTTTTAGTTTCATTATTCCAATAAACTTTTACTTTACAAAGTTCAGATTTTGCTTCGCCAAAGTCGTTAATAAATACAACCCAACAATTCTTAACATTACTGTTAGTAATAGTTTTTATACGATTGTTTAAATAAAAATCACAAGTTATCATTATATCTCCTTAACTGATTGAATGTTATTTTTTCTAAAAAACTTATCAGCCATCTTCAATGAACTTATAGTAAAGTTAAATCCTTGATCTAATAAGTCAGCTTTAACATCTTTGAATACTTCATTCATAGTCTTATCTATAAATAAAATATTAGAAATGTTTTTAGGTTTAGATTGTTCTTTGAAAGAACGAAAAACTATTTTAGTTAAAGTTCTGTTATCAAAGTCTATTGTTATGTTTTTAGTCATTTGCGTTTCTCCTTGTTTGTTTTTTTTCATTCTTAAGATTAGGAAATTTTCATATATAGTTCAACTAGAAAAGAACTTTTTTTTATTTACTTAAATGTGGTTTATTAACTACATAATATGCAGTTTTATATTTTGTACCAAGTTATGCAGTAAATTGTAGATTGAATTAAAAATAGTGCTTTCAATTATATGTGGTATGTCATATATTGTTATTGATCATTAGTCATTTTTTGATCGCTTTTTTTCATACGCAAAATATCTCTCTGTTTGGGGGTGGAGCAATCCACCCCTTTCTAATTTCTAGTAATTTCTAATCCTCTAATATCTGTATCTTTTTTAATGCTTGTATATGTCATTTCATAATTAACTAAAAAAACATCTGACCTTTTTTTTATATCTGAAACCATTTGATTGACTTTTGTAAAGTGTGGGTAGGTATCAACGAAGCGAAAAACCACATAGTGACCATAGGGATTATGTAACGTCTCTAATTGAAATTCAAGTTCTGTGATAACAGCATCTATTTTCATAGATGTACTATACTATTTTCTTTTGATTAATTCAGTACCTTTTATGCCATAGATTGCACCAACTACTGACACGAATAAAATTTGGAACCACATAGGAAGTTCTTTAAAATATCCAAAGAATAAATCTATTTTTACTTTAATGTTTGGATCGTCGCTAAAAACACTCCACACCAATAAAAGAATAGGAGCGGAAACAAGCAATAATACAAATTCATCTTTCCACGAATTTTGCTGATCATTTTTAATAAGTTTTGTATATTCCAATTCTCCACTTGCTAATCTTTCTGCATGTTTGCTTTCAGCATCTGCCATAAGCATTTTTGTTTTTTGTCGTTGCTTATATACATGACTACCAGCATTTATTGCAAGTTTAATTGCACTTAACCACATTTTAATTCCTTTGCTAAATTACAGTAATGAATAATCTTATCATATCGTTCATTAGGATTCTCGCCTTTTTTTTGCCTCACTGCATATTTCACAATATTACCATCAATAAAGTCTAAATTATGAGAAATTATTAACTCTATTGGTTGAATTTTGCCTTTGTAGTGAGTACCACCTATTTGTGTATCTAACGCACTCTCTGTGGCTCTATGGCCTTTTAAACGTCCTTTTTTCATACTATCTCTCCTATCCAATCTCCTTTGGCATTAAGCACCATCGGTAATAACCTTGGTATGCCATTTAGTATGATTCCACAACCTATAATGAATCTAGTTTTAAAATTCTTTGCGTATGCAAATGCCATAGATTTTTGATTTATGAGGCACCCCACATTCATGCCAAAAAATAGGTTATCAGGATTTGCCCACCAAGATATAACAAATTTTGTATGGTAATGACCTTGAACGCAAGACATACCCATAGTTTGCGATACTTTCAAAACATCCGCACTTCTCCCATGCGTAAAAAAACATCTTTGACCATTAGACATTGTAAGTGTTAAATCATCAATCCACTTCCATTTTTTAGTACCTAAAAAGTCGCCATAATCTCTTAAAAATTCTTTACTCATTCCATACTTTAATGCTCGTCTATAAACTAAACTAGAATGGTTTGAATCAACTTCTGTAACTTCAGGAAATACACTCTCTAATTCTTTTATGTATTTTCTTGCTTCTTTTAGTTCGTGTCCAGCTGAGTATAAATCAGGGTTAGAATCATGCATACTTATTGCGTGAAAATCTAAACTATC